AGAAAGCATTTTTAAAGTTTATAAACAAAAAGAGTTGTTGGAAGATGCGATTATCATTTATCGTATTCAACGTGCTCCAGAACGTAGAATATTCTATATTGACGTTGGTAATATGCCAAGTCATTTGGCAATGAGCTTCGTAGAACGTGTTAAAAATGAAGTTAATCAACGTAGAATTCCCAGTGCTACAGGGGGCGGCCAGAGCGTAGTAGACGCGGGATATAACCCATTAAGTATCAATGAAGATTACTTTTTCCCACAAACGGCCGAAGGCAGAGGTAGTAAAGTTGAAACATTACCCGGTGGTACTAACCTAGGAGAAATTGACGATCTTCGCTACTTTACCAACAAGCTGTTCCGTGCGTTACGTATTCCGAGTAGCTACTTACCTACTGGACCAGATGATGGTGGCAGCAGTTTCAATGATGGCAGAGTCGGCACTGCTTACATACAGGAATTAAGATTCAACAAATATTGTGAACGATTACAAAGTTTAATGAATGACATCTTTGATGTTGAATTTAAATTGTACCTGCACAATAAAGGAATAAATGTTGATTCAAATATATTTGATCTTAAGTTTAATCCACCACAGAACTTTGCAGCATATCGTCAAACTGAAATGGACACTGCAAGAGTAACCACATATTCTACAGTTGCAACTATACCATTTATCAGTAAACGATTTGCATTAAAACGATTCCTAGGTCTAAGTCAAGAAGAAATTACAGAAAATGAAACACTATGGCGCCAGGAAAATGTTGACATTGATGAAACATTGCCAGCAAATGCAGAATTAAGAACGGTGGGAATCACAGCAAAAGGCATTGGTGCGGACATGGATTCAATTGGGGGAGCAACAACGCCTCCACCAGCGCCGTCACTCGATGCAGGCGTAGCTCCTCCCGACGCCGGTGCAGAAGCACCACCGCCAGCATAAATACTGATATGTTTTTAACAGAATTTATGTACTTTGATCGCACTCAGGCAGATATGTCCGATGATCAACGATATAACTCGCAGAATGATACGAGTATATTAAAATCTAGTGACGTGCGTAAAACTCGATTAACACTTCGAATGTTAAATGATCTACGCAAAGCAGGCGATGCTAGAGAAAGTGAGCAGAAAGAAGATTTAGCGTTAGTGAGAAAAATGTATGCTACCCCAACCCCCGAAGAAGGCGCACCACCGGTATAACTACTGAGTTAATATTTTTTGTTAAAAATTAAATACTTTTGTAAAAAAGTGTTCTAAAATTAGTCCTTAAAGTAAAAAACCGACTGTTTTTTACCTATTTCCCCTATGTTTATAGAATAGTGTTTAAATAGTAGCACAAAGCCTTGCTGCTAACATAACATAGGAGAATACCCGCAATGTCTACAAAGTTCGAACAACTATTAGACTTAATCGTCAATGAAGAAATGGATAAAGCTAATGAGCTATTCCACTCAATCGTTGTTGAAAAGTCACGTGATATATATGAAAATTTAATTGCTGAAGAAGAAGAAGCTGACGCCTCTGAAGAAGATCCAGATATGGAAGAAGGCGAAGAAACAAACGACGAGCCTGTTGAAGAAAATATAGATCTAGAAGATTCATACAGTATGGAAACAGATGATGATGAAGATGATGATATGCCTGTGCAAGATAAAACAGATGATTTTGATAGTGATATTGATGCTGACATGGATGACGAAGAGCCAACTGAGGATAGCGCAATCATGGACATCAAGAATGCCATTGAAGAACTAGAAGCTGCATTTGCTGAATTAGAGCAAGCTAAAGGTTTAGGCGGTGACGATATGGGCAGCGATTTCGGTGATCACGAAGAGCCAAAAATGGGCGGTGATGACATGGGAGGAAGCGATGACATGATGGGAAAGCCAGCATTTGAAGGTCGTCGCATGACACGTGAATACGTTGAGAAAGTTGGTAACGACTGGGAAAAGTCCGGTAGCCAAAAAAGCCAAGGTCAGTACGTAGGTTCTGGTTCTGGTGAAAAAGATGGTGCTCCAGTTGAAGGTAAAAGTTTAATCAGTACCGGTGGTAAAGGTAAGCCAACAACAGGTGCTAATGCTGGTGGATTAAATCAAAAATCTGAAGAAGGTGGTACTAACACAGGAACAAGCCCAGCTGGTAAAGCAGGCGGTTTCCTAAGCAAAGAAAAAGATATGAACACTGGTAATGGTAACGTTCCTGGTGGTAAAATGGGCGTTAAGAATTTAAGCAAAGTTGGTTCCGGATATCCTGGCAATAACAAGACTCCGGGTCCAGTAGGTTCTGGTACAGGTGACAAAGCTGGTCAAACTAGCGTTGGTCAAGTTAAGAGCCCGATCAACGGCGCACCTAATCGCAACAGTTAATTAGAGAACCTGGATGAAAGTATCTTATCTAAGAGAACACCTAAGTTTTGATCAGTCCGGCATCATTATGGAGTCGGATGACAAGGATGGCAAAAATCTTCACTTGAAGGGAATTGCTATCCAAGGCGGTATTCGCAATGCAAATCAACGTGTCTATCCTGTAGATGAAATTGAACGTGCTGTGAAAACACTAAATGATCAAATTCAAAACGGTTACTCTGTATTAGGGGAAGTGGATCATCCTGATGATTTAAAAGTGAATTTGGACCGAGTAAGCCACATGATAACAAATATGTGGATGGAAGGTCCTAACGGTTATGGCAAATTTAAAATTTTGCCTACACCAATGGGTAACTTAATCCGCACCATGCTCGAAGCCGGTGTAAAACTTGGAGTTAGCTCAAGAGGCAGCGGTAACGTTGACGAACTGAGCGGCAAAGTTTCTGATTTCGAAATCATTACAGTTGATATAGTTGCACAGCCAAGCGCCCCAGGTGCTTATCCTACACCGGTGTACGAGCATCTTATGAATGCTCGTGGTGGAATGAAAGCATTTAAAGTCGCTACAGAAGTAAAAGAAGATCCAAAGGCCCAAAAATATTTGAAAGAGAGTCTCTTACAAATTATTAAAGGTCTAAAATAAGCCCGAGGAAAAATAAATGGACGCATTCAAACAATTAGTTGAGTCAGGCCTAATGTCAGAAGAAGTTAAATCTGCCGTTGAGACTGCCTTCACTACTAAAATTCAAGAGAATCGCGACCAAGTAACAGCTGAACTTCGTGAAGAATTTGCACAGAAATACAGCCATGACAAAACAGTTATGGTTGAGGCAATCGACAAGATGTTAAGCGAGAGACTGGCCGCAGAAATGGCCGAATTGCATAATGACAAAAAATCACTAGCCGAAGCAAAAGCACAATACCAACAACGTATTAGTGAAGATGCTAAGAAACTAGAAGGGTTTGTTATTAATCAATTAGGCAAAGAAGTTGTTGAATTTCAAAGTGACCGTAAAAAAGTTGCAGAGAATTTCAGTAAGTTGGAGCAATTTATAGTACATGCTCTAGCTAAAGAAATCAATGAATTTGCTATAGACAAACGTGACCTAGCTGAAACAAAAGTTAAGTTAGTACGTGAAGCTAGATCAAAATTCGATGATATTAGACAAAGATTTATCAAACAAAGCGCACAACTAGTTGAAAGCGTAGTTACTAACAAACTAACCTCTGAACTCAAGCAATTGAAAGAAGATGTTGATAGTGCTCGCAACAATGATTTTGGTCGTCGTTTGTATGAAGCATTTGCACAGGAGTATGCAAGTTCCTTTTTAAATGAAAAATCTGAGACAAGTAAATTGTTAAAGATTATTGCTAAAAAAGAGCAAGAATTAGCAGAAGCAAACAATACCGTTACTGAAAAATCTCACTTAATTGAATCTGCACAACGCGAAATTCGTGTTACTAAAGATTTAATGGAGCGTAAACAGGTAATGGTAGAATTAATGTCCCCGTTAAATGGAGACAAAAGAGCCGTGATGCAGGAATTGTTAGAGTCTGTGAAAACAGATAGATTACATTCTGCATTCGACAAATACCTACCCGCAGTAATGGACGGTGCACAAAAGAAAGTAATTAAAACTACTCTAAATGAAAGCACTCAAATAACTGGCAATCGTGAGAGTAAGCCTGAGGTAGGCTCAGTAGACAACATTTTAGACATCCGCAAATTAGCGGGACTAAAATAATTTATATTCAAGGAGACAATAAATGTCACAACTATTAAATGAAAGATGGTCAGAGACCAAAGACGCTCTGCTTGAAGGCCTATCCGGTACTCGTAAGTCTTCTATGGCAGTTTGCCTAGAAAATACACGCCGTTTCTTGGCTGAAAGCGCAACTGCTGGTTCAACCAGCGCTGGAAATATTGCTACATTAAACCGTGTGATTCTTCCAATTATTCGTCGTGTTATGCCGACTGTTATCGCTAACGAAATTATTGGTGTTCAGCCAATGACTGGACCTGTTGCACAGATCCACACTCTACGTGTTCGTTATGCTGATTCCGGTGACGGCGTAGTAGCTGGCGAAGAAGCACTAAGCCCATTCAAGATTGCTGCTGCTTATTCTGGTAACAACGTTGATGCAACTCCAAAAGCTGACACAACTGCTGCCAAAGAAGGCACACCAGGCAAGCGTATGAGCATTCAAATCTTGAAGACTCCAGTCGAAGCTAAGTCTCGTAAACTAAGCGCTCGTTGGACATTCGAGGCTGCTCAAGATGCACAAGCCCAACAAGGCATTGACATCGAAGCAGAAATCATGGCTGCTCTAGCACAAGAAATTACTGCTGAAATCGACCAAGAAATCCTAGCTAGCCTACGTGTTCTAGGCACAGTTGAACAGACTTATGATCAGTCATTAGTTTCTGGTACAGCTACATTCGTTGGTGACGAGCATGCCGCTCTAGCTATTCAGATCAACCGCGTAAGCAACTTGATTGCTCAACGTACACGTCGTGGTGCTGGTAACTGGGCTGTTGTTTCTAACCAAGCATTGACAATTCTACAATCTGCTACTACAAGCGCATTTGCTCGTACAACAGAAGGTACATTCGAAGCTCCTACAAATACTAAGTTTGTTGGTACATTGAATGGCGCAATGAGAATCTATGTTGATGCTTATCTAAGCGATACAGATGATAACAACCAAGTTCTAGTTGGATACAAAGGTGCTAGCGAAGCAGATGCTGCTGCGTTTTATTGCCCATATATTCCTTTGATGAGTTCTGGTGTTGTTCTAGATCCAACTACATTTGAACCAGTAGTTGGCTTCCTAACACGTTACGGTTATGTAGAGTTGAGCAACACTGCTTCTTCTCTAGGTAATGCTGCTGACTACTTAGG